GCATGTTTAACAATAAAAAAAAAAAAAAAATATAAAACACTCAGTATAAAAAATAAAATAAATTAATATTTACATAAAAATAAAAATAAATAAAACAAAACAATTACTTTGAGGCTTGAAGTAATAATAACCTGTAATCTATGGAGCAAATTAAAAACATTAAAATATAAATTTAAAAGGATATATTAAATATTAAGAAAAAGCATAGTAACATAGCGCTAAAATAAATAAAATAAAATAATTACCTTAAGGTTTAAAGTAATAATAACCTGTAGTCTGTGAAGCACCGGAAAAGGCTCCTACCAACGCCGGAATACCGGAGTCGTATGCAGGAATGACGGTACTCTCATAATACGGTCCTATTCTAACTTGCACAATTGGCTCAGTAGACGTTGAAGCTACTGTCAAATATTTTGCGTATAAATAAGTTTGCATACCTAATCTGGTTTCATCCGTAAAACCTACATAAGTTTCAATAAAAACTGGTGAATTAGGGTCAACAACAGGAACAAAAGCGAAAACAAAAGAACCCATATCATTCACTACACTTTGCGCGCTATTGGTCCAGGCTTCTAGACAACTAACAAAATTATTTTGATTCATATTTGGTATAACACATTCCAATTCATACACACTTCCTTTATACGATGTATCAGAGAAATTCAATCCGGTAGATGGCATCTCTATAAAAGGCTCAGCACCTGGTATATACAATGGACCTGTTACAAAATCTTCACTATTAGCAAAATTCGGATAAAGGCTAGATGTTGTAGCTGGTTGAGGTAAAGCAGGATAGGACTTGCTAAACGATGTACCCAAAGAGTATTTCGATGGCGGTAAAAATTTAATTGATGCACCACCACTACCTATGATCTTAAACTTAAATTTAAGTCCTCCGCGCATTCCAAAGAAATTGAGACGCATAGCCACATTAGGTGGGAGATAACCCGACCTAAACAACAATTCATATACACTAATAGTATAAACCCCTTTATTCACATCAGACGGGGCAACATTCTTAGTTGGCAATTGATGAAACCTCCTCAAATAATCTCTAATACTGATAATTGGTCTAAATTGTCTAGTAAATGGATGAACTACATCATCACTATCGTTATTTAATACTTCGCTTTGAGAAGAAACTCCAACCGTAACATCGGCTTCTGGTTTAAATACTATATCTTTGACTAGCTCTTCAATCCCCTCTGAGATATTTAGACTTCTCTGTTTCTCAAGAACTTTAGAATCCTGTTGTCCAGCAGGTGTTAAAGTTATAGCCTGTCGCGGAGTTGCGCTCAACAATAAATTTTCAACAGCATAGCCGAAAAACTCTAAATCATCACCTCCAGTAAAGTACACATTAAAGCTAACTGCCAGTGGAACATTACTATTAAATGTCAAAGGTTGGACTAAATACCCATATACAACTCCATGTACAAACGCGTTCATAGTATAATCCTTAGTACACTCTATTTGATCAGTTGGTGAACAAAAAGGTAGGTCTATAGTTTGAATTTGACCCCCAGCTGAAAATTCTAGTGTATCCGTAAGCATATTATGTATATCATTATAAGCAGGCACATTAGAAGTGCCTTGAGCCGCATTTATAGCATAATTTTTTGCAAATATAATTTTGCAATAGTGGAAATTAGTCATGACTGCTTGAATATGCATCTTCAGAGAACCTCTCCAAAACCTACTTAATTCATATATCGTTCGCATATTAGAATAAAAAACTGCTGGTGGCGTACCGATGGTAGCTTCAACCATCGGTGTAATAGGGTAGCACATTAAACTCTTTCCAATTGGGTCTGTACTAGTCACATTAAAAGTTCCAATATAAACAGGTTTCTTCAATAAGTATTTAAGGTCCATCTCGTCTAATTTAGTTCTAAAATAATAGTCGTTGTATATTCTATCTTGTTGCGAGTAAGGATCTAACTTTTCAATTAGAGTAGGTTGATCAACATTGTTAGGAAAATTTCTAGTAGTAACAATCATTCTTTCATGGATTTCAGTAGCATTAGGATTATGAAATCCCGTGTATAACCGGATACCAGCTCTACCCATATCTACTAAATCTCCTAGTATAGCTTTAGTACCATTAGCAGCCGCATCTAACAACCTCGATGGTATTTTATATAAAACACCAAACCAATCAAAGAGACCCTCGGGTTCAAAAGCGTAACTACGTTTATCGCACACTACGCAAGTGCAATTACATTTCTTAGGTAATTCTAATTCTGATTTAAAATAATCACCTAAACACTCAGGTTGGAAAGAGATTTCTCCAACTTTAGGAACATAGAAATCCATCTCCTTAAATTCTGCATGAATAGATACGCTCAGTGTGGTAGAAGACCCAGTCGAAACATTCAACGGATTCTTAATAAATATAATCAGCTGGGCATAATCACCTGCTAAATCGTTTTCAGGAAAACCATTGGTCCCGGCAACTGTTCTCAAAAGAGTAGCTTCTGAAAAGAATGGTACTTCCAGACAAATGGATGTCGCTTCATTCGCACTCATAAACACATGAGGAGCACCCATAAGAGCATTAATATTAGTAACCAGTGGTACTCCGTTAGGAACAGCTGCTGCTAATAACATACCCTGATGCATCGGAGTTCCTGAAACTTGTAACATTAAACAAAGTCTAGTTTGGTATAAAGTAGAACTTTTAAAAGGGACACTAGCTAAATAGTTAGTATACAAAGCACTCGGAATAGAGATTCTAGTCAGTTCAGTATTTATAGTAGCAGAAGTATTCCATGTAATTGTACTAATTAAATATGGCTTATTTAAAATTCTGGTATAATCCATCCTTAAAATAGGCGGTATAGAGGTAACAGCGACCATGGTATCATAAACTGTATTACTTTCTTGCATATCTTTAGTTTTTAGAGTACTAAAAAACTCTTGACTTTTCGTATTTACATTATTTGTAGCAGAATATTTTTCACTCACACCTACTGCTATTGTGTAAGCGAAGATTAATCGTTATATTTATAGACAATTTAAATTTTCTACCGAACTCCCGATTTAAAAGTTCTTATAAGCGCATTTTTAAAAACTGTCTCGCACAATATTTTCATCGAAAATATTGTACTTAGTATTATATAGAGTATCATACTCACCACTATCATATAAATCTATAAGATATTGTTCAGTCAACTCATCATAATAAACATTCTTTTCCTCACAAAACTCACGCAGAATTCTCAAATCATTTACATACAAGTCCTGGTGAAGAAATATCTCTCTCTGAAAAGAGCAAATTTTATCTCTTAACACAATGTTTTGGTCCTTGTTACCATCATACCAAGACAATCCACTATATAAGGTTTTCAAGTCTAATGGACAAACTATTTTATTCAATTTATTATGAAATCTAAAAGATCTCTTCAGAAAAGTAATATCTGTCATATCTTCAAAGGGTTTTATTATCTGTCCTTTAGTAGAAGTAGTAAAATCCATACCTATAGACTCAAAAAAATTCCTCATTGTTATAGCATTCAATTTATCCACGTATTTATCATTCTTCAATGCATTGACGGTATCATCTCCATAAACTAAATCTATAACATCTCTTTTAAAATTACCAGGTTTAGCATTCGGAACATTCCTATAATACCACATAGCTTTATAGAACCTATTAACCAAACTGTTTAACATAGCAGTGAGATAACTGCCTGAAGGCATTGAGTGGGTTGTAAGGTAAACATCATCATTTATAGCCACCAAACTATAAGCGTGTCCGAACATAATTATATCTGCAAACTCTTTATTCCCTCTACATTTGGAAACTATGACTTCAGAAATAGCTTGTTGAACTTGTGCCAACATCTTCTTGTCGTATTTACCTATGTCTCCAGCCCAAACAGGATAATCTTTTAATTTATCATAAATATGATGCCATTCATTAAATGGATTAACACCTATCATAATTTCGTTGAAATCCCTCTGCTTCATTATTTTACCAACCAAGTCACCAAAAGTCTTCTTGGCCAAGTACTGCAAATGAACTCTCGAAACTCTAAAACTCCTTGGTGCTAATTTCTCATTCGCCCTTAGTTCATCCTTCAAGGATTCTGCCCACAATAAATCAACAGGATCAACTTCTCCTGATAAAAGTTTTCTTTCAAATTCTTCGTATGATGCTCGAAAGTTAGGGGTCATAACACCATTCTCAAAATCAAAACAATCTTTTTTTTCTTTAAAACTACACAATCCATTGCTAGATTTTTTATTTATTGGAGCAAGTATATCATTACCCTTTATAATATCGCGCTCACTAATTTCGTCGAAATAAGGAATATACAAATTCAAAACTTTCTTTCCAAATTCAATTTCATCGTGACTAACTTTACTAATTGGTTTCAAAGAGTTCTTAGCAATGTCTTTAATAGTATGGTCTCCGTATATACTTAAATTCGCCGGACTTCGTGTAATTGGAAACACACCAAATAATTTCGATGGTTCAAAATTGGTGTGCTTTGGCGTATGACAATTACTGCGCATATCCAGTTTAATAGCGCTAGTATCTGGGAGTATTTTAGAACTCATCTTAGCTTTGAGAATAAACCCTGGATCTGAAATAAGGTCGCTAATAACGGTTGATTTAAAATTGGTATCCCACGTAATAGCTGTTCCTATACCTTCCCCATCTGAACCTGCAACATGCATACCTACAATTTTACCATCGTAACTCACGACTAACGCTCCACACATACCCTTGTAATGGATCGGATAATACGTATCGGTCGGTTTCAATACATTGTGTCCTATTTTCTGTGAGACTTTATAAACTATATTCCTATTAGGATTGACATTAGCGAAATCATCTAAATCAATTATACCATATGGGTGTACTAAATATTTCCCACGTTGTGTAACCTCACTCAAATTGTTTACTAAGCTAGGAAAAATGGTAGGATATTTACTAGGCAACTTCCAAACAGAAACATCTATAACTGGATTTCTAATACTTACTTCTATTTTAATATTATCTATTATTATATGATTCAAAATTCTGTCTTTATACACTGTAAGATAACATATATCGTCCTCAACGATGTGATTAGGAAATATCACTTTTCTTCCAGATAGGACACATATACACTTCACAACACAACCAGAGATTGTTACTAAATCGCACTCAAACACGTTCTCTTGTATTTTCTTAACACTAGGATGTGCGAGAGAGGCTGTTTTAATATTATGTTGAGCAATAATGTTACCGACTTCTGTAGGCACTACACTTTCGGATTTGAAAGTAGTATTACCACTATTTTGAAACATGTGTTTCGCAGCCACTAAACCAGCAACGACAAGAGCACCTAGTGCTATTGGTTTCCAATTATTTTCTACATTTGTCTTAATCTTAAATGCACTCTCCATCAAGTACATCGATACATTTTCTATGGCTTCCGGAATATCACTAATTATGAGTTTTCTTATAAACTCACTAGTATCATGCTTGGGTATATCTAAACTCTCACAGCGAAACGAATCTAAATTTCTTATCTCTAATATATCAGATTCGCTTAAAGTATTATCTCTAGATTGAAATGATTTCATTTTCTCCAAATACGTTACAATATTAAGCATCCAATTAAGAGCTTTATTAGGCGAAGATCCCTCGAATTCCATTCCCGATGGTATATTTAATCCATTTTCAAACATATAATCTATAAAATCCATAGGAAACCCATCAATAAATCGCTTAGCCAACATATTATAGTGTTTAAACACTATAATTCCGTCTACTATCGATCCGCTAACAGTCACTTTCGAGAAATCAAAGACATAAGCTCTCCTCCATAGTGCTTCAGGTTCGGATATCCCATCACTCTTAGTTAAACCAGATATGTTTTGAAAACAATTAGTACTTGCCATTAAGATAGAACTAGAAAAAAATTTAGATCCCTTCAAACTAGCCTCGGCACAATTTAGTGGTAATTTTACAGGTGATACAAAATTAACGAATTGCCTCCACTGATCTACACCTTGCGCTCCCACATCATCCATATAAAAAACATCTTCGCCATTATAAGTATCATAGAAATCCTTTCCTTCAGCACTAGGTTTAACAACGTGAACATACGCTGGTCTATTTATAGCTTGTAGCAATTGGGTCATACAAACTGACTTTCTAACTCCTGGTTTACCTTCAAAAACAAAAAAGACTGGCTCTATCCTCGACGTATTTTCATATGCTTTAATAGAATTAATCATTATCTTGAAATCAGTAATAATTGCAGATACTGAAGAAGATCTCTTACTCCATTCTATTAACGCTTTAGATTCTTTATAAGAATCGAACAATTCTAAAACATCTTGACGAAAAGTCGCACTTATAGCGACTTTTATATCTTTTCTCCACATTCCGAGAACATTTTGCATTTTAATCAATAAACCATAAGAAGTATATTGATAAAATATATTGAATATAGGATGATTTATGAAGTCCTCAGGAAGGTATTTAGTAACTTTGTTAATTAAATCTACAACCAATGAAAACATCGAAAAAAACATACTTGAATCATCTAATATTTTTGTATTAGAAAACAGTGACATTCTCTTTATAATGTCTAGCACATCTTTAGGAAACCACCCTGCAGCAGCTGCAAAAGTTAAAGTTTCGATCCCTTCAGGAGACCAATCTTTGTTCATTTTGGTTCCTACAAGCAAAACTCTAACTATTGAAATTAATAACTTTACAAACTTAAATACATTAAATCCATCGTCCATAAAATTAATAACTTGATTAACTATATCAAAAAGATCGATATAAGTTCTAGCACAATCTAATTTAGAAATACACAAATCTCTAATTGAGCCCACCTTTATAATACAATTAAGGATAAAAGTTAATCCACTATAGAAGGATTTGACGTCTGAAACAAGTCCTTCTGGATTCCAACTAGATTGATGTAACATCTTAACTAGCTCTAGTGATTGTTTTTTACTAACTCCATAAACTTTTATTAATACCTCTCCATTATAACTAATAACAATACCATCGCTAGAATTAAACTTCAGTTTACTAACTCTATGCATAGATCTTCTATAAACGTCTAAAACAAAATATCTGCTACCATGCGTATTATAATCGTCTACCAATAATAATTTCTTTGCTTCTATTATTTTGTTATAATTACTATTACTAAAAGGAGTAATTTTGTTGTTATTATTAGCGCTACTAGAGCATCTAATCTCACTTTTACCTTCAGATTCAAACACCACATCCGAAGCTCTAACACATGGAATATACATTTGATTATCTAGCACTGACTTAACAAATCTATGTCTCCCATCAATTATATCAAAAAACCTATAACCATTTGGTTTAATTATTATAGGTCTAAATTGATCATATGTCAATTTCTGAATCATATCCATTCTAGTTAGCTCATTACCCACAAGGTTTCCGTTATAAACTACCATATCTTCAAAGCTTTCAGCTAACTCTTCGTTATAGCTCCTAATAGTCTTATACATAACTTGATCAATAAAAAAATTTCTTAAATCTATTGCCTCTATATTTAGATCATTATTTGTGACTGTCGCTATTAATGATGATTGCGTCACCCAACATCTATTTATACTCGCGCCCGAGTCTGTAACTGTTGCTACTTGTGACAATTGCGTTACCCATTGTCGTTTATACTCCCGTGCAGAGTTTAACGTTATATCTTTTGTTGTACTATTCATTTTTGATCAGAATTTGATCATGATAAGACATAGCTGCCTTACCACAATCGGGTGATTTTCGGCACCACTCAATTGCAAACACAATTTGCACTCAAACTCCAATTGAGCGTGTTATTTGTATAAATAACCAAACTTATTATCTGTCTAAGAAAACACTTGCCGATAATAAACAAGTGATCACTAAAAATAAGATTCACACTTAGTGAATGTGTGAAAATTCATTTATTTCTTTATTTTAAATTTATGAGAACAAAAATTTAATATTTACTTATTATACTAATAGTCGTAACTATTATCTACAAAAAGTTGCAATATTAAAGGAAAAATTCCTCTCATAC